CCCGTGTTTCTTATCTGGTATCACAAACTGGATTCACCCACCAGCTGTGTAGATCTTTTCACAAAACGTTTCATTAATTTATAAAATATATCAATGGAAATTTTAGGGATTGATCGCTCAGTATCTTTATAAAAGAAGATGTCAAGTTTAGCATCAATTTTAGATCTTTCACTTCGAATCAATGCAATTTGTTCTTTAATCTCAGGATCAGTTTCTATTACACTATTCTTTTCTTGTGTAAAAGTCTCTAATCCCATATTGTTTAATTCAAGTTTATTTCTAGCAGTTAATGCTAATAAGATTGGATGTGGGTCCTCGTCGTCATATCCCATAGGAGGCTTAAGTAGTGATTCTGAAACCACTATCCCCAATCTATCAAATTCCCTTTTAAGTACATCAGAAGAATAGAGGTTTTCGCCAAAAGCGGCAACCATTCCTTTGATCTTAGAAGGTTTTCTGGTAAATGTGGATGCTACTTGGATCTCCGATAATTCGTCGATTAGCCCTTCTAATAGGGTGTCAAGGTTACCGTAGACGCACCATGGACTAGAGGTTTGACCCTTTAGTAAATGACGCAACCCAAATAGTATACGAAGCAAGTTTCTTTCTTTGAGAGGAAAGGACCACAAAGCATAGAGTTCAGAGAGATCTTTATGAATCTCCCATCTATCTTGGATTTGTGATAATAAGTTAGGAAAAGCGTAAAGCGATTTCTGACTTTGAACCATAACCTCAAGAGAAAGTGGTGAAACTTCTTGTCCTCGGATGAATAATCTTTTAGAAAATTCACCTGCGGACTTGAAGTCGATACTAATTATGGATTTGTCTTTAGCAATCTCTACTCCCAATTTGCTCAGGATCGATTCATAATGATAGGCAACGTGCTCATTCCATATAACCACATCATCACCTAATATTTGGTAATCGTCGAATGGCTTAATGCCCGACAACAATGCCGAATATTGTATGATAATGTGATGGGTGAGGGTAAAGATAATCCAAGAGGAGTAACATCCTAATGGTTGTCCTACTGCCCACCTTATGGAAGACTTGAGTTTTGGAACGTACCAATCTCTTTCTACTAAGAGTTCTTTCCAAAGGTTTCCAACCTTTAAACCAAAGAGCCTAGTGAA